GTTTGATGGTAAGCAGTGGGACTCTAGTATGAGCGTCGACGTCTTACAGTTTATCCGTGATTTTCGGATTTTCTGTTTTGAAGTAGATGGACCGCTGTGTGCTTCTGATAAGCTGCGTGTGTGTAATTGGTATCGCAATGCATCTAGTGGGCCTTGCGTCCTTCCTGATGGAGCTGTTTATTGGCGCCAGACTGGAATGCCTAGTGGTATTAGCACTACTATCGATGATAATAGTTTTGCACTTACAATGATAGTTTATGTAGCTTGGGATAAAAGAGTTCCTGAAGCTTTTTTAAATCAAGCTAAGCTGGATAAAGTAGCAGCTTTCGACAAGTTTGTTAAAATGGCCTCTATTGGAGATGACTTAATTGTCACTGCTAGTGAGGTAGTACATGCCTTCTTTAATGCTGATGTTATTATTGATGTCGCAAGCGAGTTAGGATATAAGTTGGAAACACCGTGTGTACAAGCACGTCCTTTAATAGAATTGTCGTTTTGTTCAACTAGCTTTATTTATGAGGATGGACATATTCTTCCTCAGCATGACTGTCATAAAATACGTGCATCTATGTTGGTTAAATCACGTTCACAATTGTTTCAAAGCACGATTGAGCGTTTGGGTGGCCTTAAAACTGTCGCCTGGCCGTGTAAGTCGTGCCGTCAGTGGTTTAGAGAATTGGAAGATTTTCTACGCCAGCAACACCCAATCAGTGGTTATGATTGGAGCCCTGTTCTTTCAGAGCGAGAACTGAGAAATTTGTATCTTAGTCCGCAGTAGTGGAGTGGCACTTGAAACTCACCACTCGGAGTTTTAATAATTATACTATTAAGCTTCTATTTGCTTATGTCCGATTTGCCACACGATTTTATTCCTGGTGAAGACGATCATTTAGAGGCATCTGTTTCTTCTGCTGACGCCGATACTTATTATCAACTTTCTCCCGGTTCTAGTTATACCGACCAGAACGGAAATACTTCAGTTAGATACGTTTTTAACGGTCCTGGCAATCCCATCACTGTTCAACGTTTCTTTCTCGGTAGTTTGATAGGTACTCAACAAATACCTGTCACCCGTCCTTCTTATTTTGGTCTTTTGACTAGTATTGCTAAACGTTATTCCTCTGGTTCCTCTGTTGCTCCATCTCTCCTTGATAACACAATGTCACAAAAACGAGTTAATCCCCGTTCTCTCATTAGAGCTGTGACACGTTCACGCTCTCGATCACGTTCTCGTTCTAAGTCTGCTTCTCGTAATAAAGATAATAGAAGTGCGCTGGTTATTAAGAAAGCTGAAAAGCTTGCTAAAAAGACTGGTCTATCTATTAATCTTCCAATCGATGCTCCTAAGTCCAAGTACACTCTACCTACTTTTCATCCTGAAAAGAAGAAACGTAGGACTAGAGCGAGGAAAGGCAAGGCAATGATTGGTGTTGATCCACAGCTTATAGCCAATTTGGCTAATTTGCAGTGGAATCCGTGGTTGTACCCACCGGTAACTATAGGTTTTGGAAGAACACCAAGTTCATTCTATACTTTAACATCACGTGTGTTGCTCACCTCTAACACAGCTGGGTACATTTGTGGTGTTATGTATCCCTATATAGGTGATGGTACTTCTACTGCGTGCTATTACAACACGTCGTGGGCTAATTCTATGACCGCTATGAATGTAGGTATTAGCGGTGCTAGTTGGAATGAGGTAACTGATATTAATCAGCGCTGTGACCAATTTCGATGGTTAGCCAGTGGCATGCGTATCACTATTGGAGACTCTTCTGGTGGTACTACCAAAGCTTTACTTGTTTGTGGATCTTCTTTGATCACACAAAATTCTGATATACAACAGTTGACTTTTGAGAACCTGTTGAATGTTCAGAATAATGTTACAGCTTCTGGTAGTACTGCAATGAATTTTTGGTCTACAGCATTTGCTACTGACCATACAGCTTTTGAAGCGAGTACTGTTAATTCTAACACTCGTAACAAAGCTATTTCTAATCCTTGGTTTGCTATCGCTGGTCTCTCCACCACTGCTACAGTAGTTATTGATTACATTATGGTAGTTGAAGGTGTTCAATCTATGCTTCAACAATCTGGCGCTGTGGAAACACAGTCCATTGTTGATACAGCTAGTATTGACGTTGATACTGCCTCTTTGTTTAGTGATTTGTTGAGTACTATGACGTATCAGAAAAACTTTGTCAAACTTGGTTTGGCGAGCATTGGGTACGCTTTAGCGGATTTAGCATCTGGCAATCATGCTGCTGGTGCCTCTGTAGCTGGTGTATCCGCTGCTCAAGTTAAGTCTATTCGTCGTAGTAAGCCGTCACTTGAAAGTAGTGTAGAATATGATCGTTCTTTTCATGATCTTTGGTATTCTATTAATCCTGACGGTTCTTTTGACATTGCTGCTAACAATGGTGATCAAATTATTTGTACTGACTCTCTAACTTGGCTAGAGCGTCTTGTTGGTATGAGCAAAGAGTCTTATCTGCAACAGCAGATTATTACCAACTCTAAGCGTGTAGCTGACCTTGAGAAGAAAATCTCTCGTATGACACTTGGTACTATCGAAGAATATGTGAAAGTGGGCAGTGATACTTCTTCTTGTTGACCTGTGTTCGTGGTGTTGTTATTTTGTTTGTTTCATTTGGTTTTTCTGCAAGGTGTGTGAAAGATCGAGACTCACTGGGGAATGGTATTCGCGGTACCTTCTCAGGAACTAAGGTTGCATTTTATGCAGCTGACATGAGTGCACCACTACGCTTTTCCAAATTGGAACTTTATTTTGTGTTTTTATGTTTTTCTCGACCTGTGTTCGTGGTG